ACCCACCCCAAACGACACGTTGCCAATCGTGGTTTTAATTCCAAAACCGCCCGTTAACCAGCCGCCCGTGAGCGGCAGTCTGGTGTTCGCGTTTTCATTGGCCGCTTTCGCGTTATCGTTGGCGATTTTTACGCCTTTTGGCGTTGCGGCCAGCGCTTCGCTGTCACTGGTGACTGAGCTACTTAGTTGCACAAACCCTTTGGCATTCAGCGTGCCATCAGGGTGATTGCGTGACTGCTCATGTTTTGCCAGCGCATCACTTGCAGTCTGATCGTTAAGCGTTCCTTTCGGGCGCAGATCGGTAATATTGCCGTTTGCATCAATACTGGCCACAGCAAAAACATAATGCTGGACGCCGTTCTGAAAATAATCGGCCAGGCTCGCCGCCACGGTTATTTTTGTGCTTACAGCCCATGCGCTAGTCAGCGTTCCTGTCCAGGCCACATCCAGCCAGACCTTTACCGGCTTGGTTGTTATCGTAATATTCTGGTTAGCGGCCAGCTGTGCCCGCAGACCACGCACATATCCCGCCCCGGCAGTCACGTAAAATTGTGAACCCGATTTTGCAACCAGCCAGCCATCGCCCAGGAATGCCGCAGCACCGTAAAGGTCTATATTCTCCAGGCGTTGACGCTCATCCATCCCGGCCATACGGGCAGTGAAATCAATCTGCCAGGTTTCGGCTGGCGTATTAATCCCGGTCTCGGTCTGAGCGCCGTTGTATTCCATTAAAAACGAACGGGTGAGCACGTTTCCCTGTTGGCCATCTTTCGTTTTGAGCTTTTGCTGTAATGGCGCATGAACAATCATGGCCAGCGTGTTGCTTGCCTTGTTAATCAGCCCTATCCAGTTAAACGAAAAATCTCCCACATCAGCACCCAGCACAACGGAATGCACCACGGCGTTTTCGTTTACCACACCTTTACGGCTTACGGCCTGACGGTGAACGATTTGCGCCGCTGGCGGCAACACCTCATTGCGATCAATCGCTTTATCGGTATTCAGCCCCGGCACGTTGGCAAAAATAAATTCATCCAACAGCACGGGTTCACCCGTTACCGCCTGGCTGGCTTTCCACTGCTCAAAGGCCAGTGTGATAGCTGTCTGTGACATAAATTCTCCCTATAAACTCGCGCTAAACGTCGCGCCGCTGGCTTCCGTGCTGTTCATGCGTGCCGGATAAACCACGTATTCCCCCTGATCCCATCCCGCCCGTATAGCCAGGCTTTCCGACGTGATCACTTCAAACTGATAACGGCGGCAGGTGCGCCCGTACTGCCGGATTATCTGAATCATCAGCTGCGTGTTGTCTGCAATCTGGCTGTCCGTAACACGCACCATGATCACGTCCCAGTCAATCCCCGTCTGGCGTTCAACCAGCTCCACGTAACCAATTCCCAGACGCTCAAAGATATTAATGAAGCCCTCAACTGACCCCGCATCACGCGCATTGATGAAGGCATAGGCCACGCGCTTGCGGTACAGGCTCAGCGGCTCGCCACTAAAGCGGCTTATGTCACGGTCATACGCAATTAAATTGAGTACCGGTTCAATGCAGGTCAGCGGATCAAACTGCCGCAATGGCCACGTTATCCAGCCGTATACCTCAGTCCAGAACGTCCGCGCCGTACGCAATAAAGCCAGTGGCTCGCCTTTATTCATCCAGGACGGTAGCGCCATGCTGGCCAGCTTTTTGAGAAAATCAGTCATCTTTCAGGTTCACAGTTAAGTAGTTAAGGCGCGGTACGCTTAGTTCGCTGGTGATATCCTTCAGCGAAAACTCTATGGAATCCGAATCAGGGAAGGTTTTGTGCACCTCGCGCCCCAGCTGCGAAAACGAAAAGCGGGAATATGGCCATGTTTTTTTCACGTCATAATCCGTGTTTTCCCTGAAGGCGCAGCGGATCAGGTTTTCTATCCCTTTCTTCAGCGTGTCCTGCTGCTCAGTTTCAAGGTTGCCCAGGTTTCTGACATACACCGTCACACTCAGATCGTGGCGGGTTTCCGGCATGGCAAAACACTGCATATCGTCCCCGTGGCCGTGGTGTCCTTGCGTATTGATGTAGTCATTAACCGCTTCAATAAACGGCTCAGACGTTACCCCGCTATCCAGCAACAGATACGCGTTCGCCGTACCCGGACCACGGGGCGCATCATGAAGAAAAAAGATCCGGTCAATACTGAGTCCGGCCACGCTCGCAATCATCGAACGGTAAACCGCGTCCGTGTGGTAGTTCCCCACCAGGTTGAACTGGTTCCGGCAGCGCTCGCGCAGTTCGTCATCACTTTCTTCATCCGCGCCCGGCACGGTCAGCCAGTCCTCTTCACTGGCCACATGGCTGATACCGTCCACGGCCACGGGCAGAATGCGGTAATAGCCCGGCGCAAGGTTGTACGCTCCGCCCGTTCCGGTCGCTTTGACGGCAAGTAAAGCGCTTGCCGTGCCGGACGGGATCACCACATCGGCAACAGTGGCCATGGCGTAAACTTTGCCGTTAATCCTTTCGGTCTGGACTACCGTACCCGCCGTCACGGTGACGGCCTGTTTTGAATCTTCCTTGTAAAAACGGATTACGCCTTCCGCCGCGCTGGCAGGTTTAGCCGTGACGTTCACCGCCCAGGCCAGCAGACGCAGCATCTGCCCGCCCGCAGTGGCCACAAACATATTGGCCATGACTACCGAAACCAGCGCATCCTTCAGCCACATCACTGGCGCGGTCACAATGGCGGTAATGAGCCGCCAGAACGGAGACATGCGCGACGTGTTAGTAATGAGCCCTTCCTGCGCGGCGATGGCGTTGAAACGGGTGCGCACCTCCTCTTCCGTAACGGGCATCCCGCTGGACTTCACCACCTCTTCAAAATCTACCTGCGGCTTTTCTGTCATAAATCCACCTGCGCCGATATTCCGCCAAAGTCGTACGTGCTCGCCGTCACCCATAAACGTTTCTGGCTTTCTTCACTCACTTCCACCGTGCCCGGCACAATGCGTTCATCCTCTTCAATGAGCAGCTCCAGCTGCGTGAAGATATCCGCGCGTAAAGTCGGGCTACGCTCGCCAACCAGCTGCGTGGCCAGACCGCTTTCCAGAATGCTGTGAATAATGTCCTGCCCGATACTTTTTCGGTTATTACACAACTCGGGCTCTTTCCCGGTATTCAGCACGAAATTACCGTTTTCAATCAGCAGATCGATGTAAAGCAAATCACTCATGGGTTTAGCTCCTGCCACTCCTGCAATTGTCCCGGTGAAAGCATTTCTTTCGGATAAATATTCACCGTGTCGATTTTGCGGCTGTTGTCCGTAACAGATTTAGAATTGCTGTTTATGGTTTTACTGATCCCGCCGCGCTCAACGCCCTTCAGCTCCCCGCCTGTTAAAAGCACATTGGGGGAGATTGCTGGCGGCGGCTCCGGTAATAACGTGTTTTGCGTTAACTGCTGCGTAATATTTCCGCCATAAGTCACCTGTTTTATTTCAGGCACAGCTATCGCTGGATGCTCGACCTGTTTAACGTTGTACGGCATCTGTGGCACAGTAATAGGCTGATTTGTATTACCCGCAATCACCCGCGGCGGATTATTTGCTTTGATATCAGGCGGCGGTTCTGCGGCGAGTGCAATATCCACACCCGGTATTTTGTTTAATTTCCCGACTATCCAGTTCCATGATTTCAGGAAGCTCCCTTTAATAGTTTGCCAGACCTTATCAAACATCGAGACAATACCGCTGGCCATTCCGCTTAATGCTTCTGAAGGTGAAAAACCTTTGAGTAACGCAATGAAATTGTTCCAGCCGTCACTGATATACTTCCAGGCGCTGGAAAATATACCTGCCAGCCACCCCACTACAGCAGCTACGACAGTAAAGGCTTCCGTATTCATTACCGCGGCTTTGATCGCATCCCAGTGCTTAATCAGGAGATAGCACCCAACGGCAAGCAAAGCTATAGCTCCAATAATCAGGAGAATAGGCCAGCTCATAAAATTGATACCTACCCCGGCCATAATTGCAGCCATTCGTACCGCCAGCAGTATTCCGCGCAGTGCGCCCAGCGTAACATTCCAGATAAGCACCGCCTTTTGCGCCAGCCAGATTGTTGCGGTGTAAATCTTCGTTACCGATGTAAGGGCTTTCCAGAGCCCACGCAGCCCCCCCATTACAAACGAGGAAACGCCCATAACGATATTGGTCACAGCACCTACAGCAGCAAAGCCCAGCAGTGCCATCGCGGCATAACCCACTACCCGCGCGATATTGGGAAACAGCTGCATCCAGCGTGCAAAGGTCTGCCCCATATTTGCCAGGCGATTCAGCAGCGGGTAAAGCACCGGGATCAGCGTCAGGCCAATCACGGTTTTAATGGCCGTCAGGATGGCAATAAAGCGATCCCACGGTTTAACCATTTTGGACGCCATTTCCTGGGTACGCTTCAGCCCGTCTGCACCGCCCAGCTCGGTAATATTCCGCTGAAGCAGCGCCACGTTGCCATACAGCTGCTTAACCACCGCCGAACTGTCCCCAAAGGCTTCATCCAGCTCCGCCTGAGCCTTCAGGTTCCCTTCCAGGCTCTTGCCATATTTGCCCTGTAGCTTTGCCAACATTTCAGGCATGGACAGCATTTTTCCGGTAGCGTCAGTGAAGGACAGCCCAAGCTTTTTAGCGCCATCAATCGCGCCTGTCATAAAGCCTTCGTAAGCGCTGCTCGCTTCCGTTCCCAGCGTGCGGCTCAGTTGTCCCAGGACGGCCAGCTGTTCATCCAGCCCGACACCGTAGTTTGTCCCCACGCCGCGCGCGCCTTCCATCAGGTCTTTGATCGTGGCCATTTCCGCGCCGAACGTCTTGCGCATGTAAACCATTTTTCCAGCCAGCTGTTCAGCGAACTGCACTTTGCCCAGGCGTGCGGCATCAGAGGAAAAGTTGCCGAACATCTGCCCCATAAACTCTGACGTATCAGCGGCTGTGGTTTTCAGGGCAAACGCCAGGACGTTGGCGATTTTGGTAACTTTCGGGAGTTCGCTCCCCGTCAGTCCGGCAATGGACGCGTTAATTTCTTCCGTGGATTTAACAAACTCCACCGCGCTTGCGCCGTATGTCGTGCTGAACGTCAGCGCATCCCGCTGAACGGTTTTCAGCGCTGAATCGTCGATACCTTTTGCGGCCGCCTCATTCAGCGCGTCATACATTTCAATGGCCGGAGACAATGCGCCTTTGATGGCCATCCCCGTTCCGGCCAGCGCCAGTGCGCCGCCGCCAATCTGCATAAACGCTGCTTTTGATTTATCCGCAAAGCCGGTCACATTGTTCTGCACCTGTTTTAACGGGCGCGACAATTTATCGATCAGGCTTAATGTAAAATCTAACTGTTTCATTCAGCGCCTTTAAAAGCAGTGCTTATTCCATTTGCCGTAGCAATGCGCATATTTTCCCAAAAACGATTATCCAGCCAGACAGCGGCGGCGATATCGTCTACAGAATCTTCCCCGTGGGGTAAATAGTGGCGGCGTAAAATTAAATACTGATCGAGTCCGTTTCTCTCAATAGCCCGGACTCGCTTTGTCAGTTTTTTACTTCAATTTCCAGTTCTGGGGCGTAAATTTCATTGACCTTACCAGCCAGCTGCAACGCTGCACCCGGACGCTTTAATAGCTCGGCCAGTGCGTCTTTACTTTCCGGCTCCACAATGCGGGTCAGATAGTTATGCGCAGGGGCAACCTTGTTATCCATCGCCATTTCATTAATGAATTTGTTATAGGCGGTCTGATTAGGCGCGAAAACAATGTCTTTACCACATACAACCAGATTAATTTTCTGTTCCATTTAATACACTCTCTCGTTTGTTTATTTCATCTATCAGCGCGTTATGACGTGCTGCACACACAGAATATAAATTCTGATATTCAATAGCAGGGGCAGCAATATCCGCCCCGGTATTACCTTTAATGCGCGGAAGATTTTCCGTTGGGCATTTTCGCTTCAGGTTTTCCTGATAAGGTACGTTCGGTATTTTCGACGGTTGCGTTATACATCCGGATAAAATCATCAGACACGCAAACGTTAGTGAAAACCGGCTTAAGAATTTCCGTCCTGATTTCCTTCGGTCTACCACTCTCCAGCGCCTCCAGCTTATCTTCCAGCCCCCTGGCGGATTCGCTGGCAATTTCCAGCATCGCCTTTTGGGACTTGTTACTCGCAACCTGCGCGGCGTAGCTGATCGCCAGCTCCAGACTGTCACGCCGCCAGTCAGCGGTCAGCCAGCCCCAGACAAACGCCAGCGCAACCACTACCAGCCACTGGCCGTTTGTCATCAGCGCACCCCGTTATGTTCCAGACTGAAGTGATTACCGTCCGGACGGGATTTAAATCGGCCGCCCCACGTACCGCCCAGCGATTCCCAGTATTCACCCAGCGGGAGATAATCGGCGGTATCTGTTTTGTACTGGCCATTCACGAACAGATTAAAGTCCACGGCCAGGCGCTGGGTATGCAGACTGTTGGTGATGCCGCTGCCTTTTTTAGCGTTCAGTGCCGCCTGTTCCGGCGTGCGGTACGCCTCGCCAAAGGTCAGACGATAGCCGTGCTCTTCAGCCCAGTGGATCAGATTGGCCACCATCACGGTAAACAGCTGCTGCTTCTCGCTTAACGTCATTTCCCCACTCCTTTACCCAAAAAGTTAATCCCTTTTTTGCGCAGCCAGGCTTCAACACCATTTAGTCCCAGAATACCCAACGCAGAACCAATCCCGGCAAGCGCCAGAGGGTGAATGTCCGGCACAAAGTACAGTGCAACCCCTGCGGCAAGCGATAAGGCGCTGCCGACAATGACGCGCCCCAGAACCAGGCGCAACGTGATCGGCTCATCGCTGTTCAGCATTTTTCCGAGGGCAATCAGCGCCCCCATCAGAGCCAGTGCGATAAACCCCTTTTCATACTCCTGCATCCCTGCCCCTTAACCGATCAGGTTTTCCGTGGCTTCCGCTTCCAGATACGGAACGCCGTTGATGTTTACGAACTTTGGACTGGTCACAAAATATTTGATTTTGTGCGTGGCCACGCTGCCACCCTTCGGATCGATATCCAGCAGGTTACTCAGCTGAAGCTTGCAGCCGAACGTCTCCACTTTGACTTCCTCGCTTCCCGCTTTGGCATAGAAGAGGAAATCCACTGGCTCAATACCGCGCCATGAACCCGCCGATCGTGCTTTTGCCGTCAGCACACTCAACACTTTGGAACTGACTTCAATTTCTCCCTCTGCGGCCACATCGCCATCAACGTGGCCATCCGGCACACCACGGGTCTGCGCGGCGGCGCTGTTATCCGTGATATCGAGAGAAATTTTCTCAATGTGGATCAGATCGCCGTCAACGTATGAATCAAACGACATTCCCGAAATACGCTTACTCATACGGCGGCCTCCAGGCTGGCATCCAGTAACAGACTAATGGTGATTTGCAGCGGCACTTCCCAGGTGCGTACCACAATGTAAATTTCCACCGCCTTTTTGTTTTTCCAGACAATGGTCACATCACCATCCTGCGGCGGCTTCACTTCGCCAGGGAATGAAACCCCGTTGATATTTGCTGCCGTGGACATTTCGCGCAACGGCTTCGCAAACAGCGTCTGGTGTGCGGCAATGCTGCCCGGCGTGCTGTTAAGCGAACGGTCTGCAATTTTGCCGATGGCCAGCAGACGCACCCGGCGTGCGGCTTTATCCGCCACGCGCAGCGTTTCGATGGACTGATAATCGCCCCCTTCCACGTCCAGTGTGCGGCCGTCTGACCAGTAGAACCCGTCATAATCCGGATACCACATCGGCACGCTGAAGCGCTGCGCCTCCAGCGCCTGAAGTGTGGCCAGCTCCAGCACCTCCCCTGTGCCATCCAGCGGCAGTTCATCGCTGCCCAGGCTGACCAGTGCCCCCGTTTTTACGCGCGCCGGGCTGTCCGCCACGGTGACGGCACGGCTGCACAGACGGCCAGCCAGCACGCCCGGTTCGTTCCCCCAGAGGCGGGGAACCAGCTGCACCGCCTTTTCCGCAATGCCAGCCTGAAGGGTGGACATACGCACAAGGTAATCCGCCTGCCCCTCTTCATCCTGCATTCCCTGCGTGGCCAGAATGAACCATACCCAGCGGCCATACTTCGCGATCAGATCCGCACGTAACGTAATAGCCTGGTTAATTTCCGCCTTTGTGGAAATGTCATTGCTCAGCACCACGCCTTCAACCGAGCACGACACCTGCGCAGCCAGCACCGCTTTAACCCATGCCTCCGGCTCGCTGTCAGCAGCCAGCACATGGACGAACCCCCACCAGTTCTGGCCAGCATTGGACACAGCCGCCAGCACGTCACTTTTTAACTGGCTGTCAGCCTCACCCAGAAGCGCATCAAAATCGCTCTGTGTGTTCACAGCCAGGGTCTTGCCCGTATTTTTGGTTCCCGTACCGATAAACAGCACCGCGCGTTCCACCTCATTGGTTTCGCCCAGTAGCTGGTTTACCTGGTTAACGGTCACATTTGGCCAGGTCATGTTCTCCCCCTGATATCCTGCGCATTCACATCCCAGCCAAAACCAATGGCCTGAAGCTGTCGTGCCAGCGCCTTGTTAAAGTCCTCATCACCCATTCCCAGAAATACGCGGGAAGGAAGATCGATAGTCCAGCTTGTTTTGACGGCCTTGCCGCTTAACTTCCGTATAAGCAATCCCGCCTGTGCGTATGGCATTTCGCTGGTTATTTCCCGGATAGTGGGCTTTTTCCAGCGCTTCCCCCGGCGCACCCTATAGCCCAGCGCACGCAGTTTTTTTCCCTGCGCAGCAGTGGCCATCTTGCCTGGCTGTGCCTTCCCTGGCTGGCTGGCGCGGCTCACCCGGACGCGCATGCCGTTTTGCTGCGAATAGCCCACCGTGCCAGCGGGTACAGGCGTTTCCCCGTTCCGGTAGCCGCCACCCTGCAAGTAGATCCGCACGGCCTGAATTTCAGGCATTTCACGGATATGCAGCAGTTTCGGCATGTTGCGCAGCATCTTCCCTTTGCGCTTTGTTTTGCGTCCGGCCCAGGCTCCCCCTTCCGGCGCTTCCTGGTTCCGCACGTTGCGTTTGGCGGCGGCAATAACGCCATATTTCGCCATTCGCCACAGCAGCCGCTGCCGTTTTTTGGGCGGCAGCTCCATGCTGGCCAGCGCCTTTTTCAGCTCCGCCAGCTGGCGCTTGTTAAGCTCCCCTCCGGCAATCACGACGCATCGCCCACAGGCGCACCGGATTCATCCACGCCGTAAATCGTTGCGGTCAGCGCCGTCCAGATTTCCGGCTCAACCAGTGACCAACGCTTGCCCTGCCAGGGGATGAATCCCTTTTCGTCCTCACGGATCACCAGCTCTTCCGCCATGGGAACCGTCAGGACAATATCGGCGGTTTCTTCATCGGCTACCGATACATCCCACTGCGGATCGGCCTCAGTTACCCCGATTTCGTCCAGTAACTCCCGGTCTGCCTCATCGAGCCAGGCAGCCATCAGCGACATAAGCAGCTGCGGCGGACACAGGCGATACGGGAAACGCTCCCAGCTCAGTACCGCGTCATAGCGGATCACAGCCTGGCGGTACTGCCCCAGCCCCATATCCTTTGCAGCCGGTACGAACTCCATTTCATCCACTACGCTGTCAAACGACTGCATCGCACGGGCTGGCACGTTGCTGGTAAAGAACGCCGTCAGGTTTTCAAGCTGTGTCTGGCTCATACTTTCTTCACCGTTGCCCTTTTCAGTCCCTTCATGCGGCGGATCACAACTGACGCCTCTGCCAGCAATCCGGCGCGGGTTTCCGTGCTTTCCTGGCCAGGGTGAGAATCACGCCGCCCAACGGTGGCAAACTCCCCCAACAGGTCCGCTTTTGCCCTGGCAAAAACCGCCTTCATGTACTGCGCACAGAGGGCGTTTAACTCCCCCATCCGTGCCCCCGGCGCATCCCCTGCGCTCAGAACCCCTTTTGCCTTCCAGCTGGCTTCCACTTTTTCCAGCTCCGCATTCACCTCCGCCACAGCCGCCAGCAGCGCCTGAGCAACGGTGTCCGCCTCAACATCAGCCGGGATCGCTCGCTGTGCCTGAAAGTCCTTCAGATTCAGGTCTGGCCAGAATCCTTCGTTTTTTAGCGGCTCGTCCTGATAATCAAGCGGCTTTCCACTAAACATGGCTCCCCCGAAAAAATAGGCGGGCTGTCCGGTTTCCACGGCGCAGCTTCACATCGTGTTTCTGCCCTCCACCGCGCCCGCCTGGCTTGCGGTAGTCTTTAACCCTGCGTCAGTTTTCGGATGCGTGCGGCGATGGTCTGCCGCTGCGTTTTAACGCCTATTTTCAGGTAATACTGTTCTGCGGTGGCCAACAGCTGATCGGCCTTCTGAAGTGTTTCCACATCATCCACACCCGCCGCTGTTTTCTGGCCATCCTCACCGCGCAGCAACTGCAACCCGGCGAACTTGAACCATTTCGCCGTCACCTGCTCATGCAGCCGCCACCGGGTGGCCACGTTCTCAAACGTGCGAGAAAAATACGGTTCAATGCTTTCCCCGCGCCCGGCAGACTCCTCCGCCCAGGCCAGCATCGTATCGGCCACGAACGTGGGGAAATTGCTGCGCAGCCGTTCCGGCGTGGCCTGTTGCTGGGCAATAGCGATATCAGCCCATTCCAGCGCCTTATCCAGATAGCCCACATCAAACAGCCAGATCACGCACCACGCCAGAACCGGATTGGCATATACCTGGCCGCTGGCCAGATACGCTTCCACAGTCGGCACCCATTTGGGCAGCAGCACATTGCGCTTATGCTCAACGCGATCCGCAATCAGCGGCAGGCTTCGCACCTGTTCCACGTCTGTTTCCAGCGCCTTAATCAGAAGGTGCATGCTTTCCGTGGTGCCAACGGCCAGGCTCTGCTTCAGCTTTTGTTCCATCGCAATGCGCTGGTTATGACGCTGCGCGGGTGAAAGAGACATTGATTAACCCTCCACTGGCTCAGACGGCTTGCCGATGGTCACGGCATCTTCATCAATCGCCGCGTACAGCTCCGGCACTTCAATCGCGTAACCTTCATTACGCAGATAGCTGTTTTCGAACTGTTTGCGGTCATCTTCAAAGCGCGCTTTACGCTGGCGCGTGTTGCGCTGGGTGTAGATATGCAGGTTCGAAAGTGGCGTAACCACCATGCGTTTGCCCGGCATGAACGGCGGGATAATCGCCTGACGGCCAGCGATGGTGTTACCCAGCAGCTGCGCCGCGATTTTCTCCGTTGGGCGGTCAGCAGCCTGGAACAGGCGGTACTGTTCAGCGGCCACCAGGTCAGCACCTACCAGCACCACCAGGCGCGGGTCATTGCGGAACTGTGCCGGGATTTTGGCGTTAATCAGATCGGAGGCCATCGCATCCAGCGATTTGTAATCACCCGCCTGATCGAGCACCACCGGATCGGTCATGATTTGCTTGCCGCCCAGCATGGTTTTCATGATTTCATGCCAGCCAATGTTCACATCTTCACCGTTAGGGTTGGCAATCGGGTCTGTGGTTTTGGCGCGGTGTGTACCGTTAAAGCCGATACGCAGCATATCCATGGCAAACGCCTGGGTACTGAAGGTCTGCACCAGGTTGTAAAACTCATTTTCTTCCTTCCCGGCGTTCGCCCAGACGGAAAGCAGATCCCAGCGCAGCGCCGCACAGCTGTCGGTTTCAACCAGGGAATAGGTATTGCCATCAACACCCACCTGGCGGACGAAACGGCCTGTTTCACTGCGTCCGGTATGAAGGACAGATGCGCCCACGTTGACGACCTGACCACTCAGCTGGTCAACGTCCAGCGTGGTGATCCAGTTCAGGAACTCGACGGACTCCAGCATGGCCAGACGCAGCGCGGTTTCCTGCGGGTCATTTAGCGAAAAATAACGGCCAGGGTTTTGCGTGCCAAAATGCTGCGCCAGCCCCGCCGTGTAATTGTCCAGTAAATCCCGCGCACGGTTATTCAGTAACATAAGACTCCCTCGCAATTAAGCGATAATAAAAATGTTTTGCTTATTCGCGTTGCGGTTAATTACAGGTAGCTAAATTTACCGGATTTGGCTGGCACCTGACGCTGTTTGCGCTGACCGCCTTTATTACCCAAATCATTAAAGCGGGTAACAATCTCTTTTGCATTATCACGAATAGCGGCAAACTCTTCCGTGTCCACTACTTCGGTAATAGTGTCAACATCGTCCTGCACAGAATTAAGCTGGGTTTCAATAGCACCCACACGCGCTTCCAGATCGTTCAGAGCGCTGGCCAGGGCCTGTAATTTATCGTCAGCTGGCGGATCGTTTTGCGGGTTTTCATCTTCGAACTTCGGCTTAATACCAAATAATTGCTGCCAGTTTTTCATCTTCCCTTCCTGCGTAATTTTACCGTTACGGGAAATCACACAACTGTAATATCCCTGTTTGTTTAATTTGCGCCGACTAAAGCGCAGCCGTGTAGTTCCCACACTTGCCGGGTTGTCAGTAACAGCCAGCCCCTTCAGATATGTACGATCCCCTCCGCGCCAGTTCAGCTCCGGCTCTACAGAGAAATAAAGCAGCTGGCCTTCGTCGTTTGCATAAATGAGGCGCTTATTCGGGCACAGACTGACATACAGCCGCGCCAGCCCGTCATCACCGTCCTGCCACATCGCTTCCAGCACCTCACCAAAGTTTCCGGCGTAGCGCTCATGTTCCGGCCAGAGTAATGCGGCGTAATGTTTAGGGTCATAGGTTTCCCCCATGTCGATAATCCATTGCCGTTCCAGCACCCGCCCATCAACCGTATCGCCTTCAGTAGCAACACACAGCCAGCCAGTTTTTAAATGCGACACATATTTCCCCCTCTGTCGATTAACTGTTTCCCTTGCTGTGGATTTGATTATTGCTAATTAAATACATCCCCGCATTACGCTTTATTCTGAACAGTTCGGTTATAAGCCATTACCGAACAGCCCCGAATTAACCCCACCGTTTTTTCATCAGCACCACGGCATAATTAAATCTATGGCTAAATACTCAGACGAATTAAAAGGCGTTGTCCGCGCTCTTTACCTGCGCCGCTACACGCCAAAAGAAATTGCATCAGAATTAAATCTGCCGAACGCGCGGATCGTTTACTACTGGGCGGAAAAATATAAATGGGCTGACCTGCTCAGTTTCGAAAGCACAGAGGAGGCAATTGAACGCCGTTACCAGCTGTTAGCCGGGCGTGACAATAAAACGGATCTGGATTTAAAAGAAATGGATTTGCTTATTGCTCACGCCACAAAGCTGCGTGCCCAGAGCAATAAGCATAAAGAAAAGCTGGCCAGCAGCCAGGGGGAACGGCAAGCAGCTGCGCGAGGGGATAGCGAGGACGAACCCCGCAGCAAACGCAAGTACAACAAAAACGATATTTCGTCACTGACTCAGGATGATTTTGACACCTGGGCGGATGAGCATCTTTTCGAATATCAGAAACACCTGCGCCGCAACATAGGCCAGCTGGTCAGGAACATCCTGAAAAGCCGCCAGATCGGTGCAACCTGGTACTTTGCGTTTGAGGCGTTCGAAAATGCAGTAATGACGGGCGATCCGCAAATCTTTCTGTCCGCATCCAAAGCACAAGCGGAAGTGTTCCGGTCTTACATCGTCAACATTGCAGAACAGTATTTTGGTATCACGCTGACCGGGAACCCGATCCGCTTAAGTAACGGCGCAGAGCTGCGCTTCCTGTCTACCAACAAAAACACAGCCCAGTCATACAGTGGCCATCTTTACTGTGACGAATATTTCTGGGTTCCTAACTTCGCAAAATTGAACGAGGTGGCCAGCGCAATGGCCACCCATGACAAATGGCGTACCACCTACTTTTCCACGCCATCTGCCAAAACGCACCAGGCCTATCCGTTCTGGACGGGTGACGAGTGGAAACAGGGCAGCAAGAAACGCGCGGCCATTAAATTTCCGCTGTTTGATGAAATGCGGAACGGCGGCCGGCTCTGTCCGGATGGCCAGTGGCGCTACATCATCACGATGGAGGATGCCATTGCGGGCGGCTTCAACCTGGCCAACATCGAGAAGCTGCGAAACCGCTACAACACCGCCACATTCGACATGCTTTATATGTGCGTGTTCGTGGACAGCAAGGATTCCGTTTTCAGCTTTTCCGACCTGGAAGCGTGCGGCGTGGAGGTGGACACCTGGCAGGATCATAATCCGGATGCAAAACGGCCGTTTGGAGACAGGCCAGTCTGGGGCGGCTTTGACCCGGCACGCAGCGGCGATTTGTCGTGTTTCGTGATTGTCGCCCCGCCGATGTTCGCCGTTGAAAAATTCCGCGTGCTGAAGGTGATTTACTGGAAGGGCATGAACTTCCGCTACCAGGCAAAGCAGATCGAAAAGCTGTTCGACCAGTACAACTTCACTTATCTGGGCGTGGATGTAACCGGGATCGGCCAGGGTGTCTTTGACAACATCCAGCATTTTGCCATGAAGGTTGTCGTGCCGATTCGCTATGACATGAACACCAAAAACCAGCTGGTACTGAAAGCCGCGGACGTGGTGGAAAGCCAGCGTATCGAGTGGGATAAAAATCTGAAGGAAATCCCCGCCAGCTTTATGTCAGTAAGGCGCACGACCACAAACAGCGGTAACGCCATGACCTTTGTTGCAGACCGCAGCCAGGACACTGGCCACGCAGAGGCATTCTGGGCAATCACCCACGCACTGCATAACGAACCACTCAACTATGAAAACAAACCAAAATCCCGCTGGGGTGTAAGGAAACAGGCAGCATGAGCAAAAAGAAACGCTTTGTGAAACGCGAGCAGCGCGGCGACAAATCAAAAAAAATGAGCATTATCAGCTTCGGCAAGCCGGAACCGGTACTGACAACCGGAACCGATTACCGGGAAATCTGGTATGACAACGCCGCCGATCACTACACCCAGCCGATTGACCGCCTGGCGCTGGCGCAGCTTATCAACCTGAACGGCCAGCACGGCGGGATTATCCACGCCCGTAAAAACATGGTCACGGCGGACTATCAGGGCGGCGGCCTGACGTTCGACGAGCTCGAAGCCGCTGTGTTTGATTACCTCACCTTCGGGGATATCGCCGTGGCCAAAGTCCGTAATGGCTGGGGCGATGTGATCGGGCTTCAGCCGCTGCCGGGGCTTTACCTGCGCCGCCGTAAGGAGAAAGAAAACGCGGAGACTGTGCCAGGGGATTACGTTGTTTTACAGGAAGGTGAGCCGCTGGCGTTCCCGCCTGACGATATCATTTTCATCAAGATGTATGACCCGCAGCAGCACATCTATGGTCTGCCGGACTACATCGGCGGCGTTCACTCTGCCCTGTTGAACAGTGAGGCGGTAATTTTCCGCCGTCGCTACTACCACAACGGCGCTCACACGGGCGGTATTCTGTATACCCGTGACCCCAGCATGACGGACGAAATGGAGGAGGAGATTGAACAGCAACTGCGGGACAGCAAGGGGATCGGCAACTTCTCCACCATCCTGGTAAACATCCCTGGCGGCGACGGTGACGCGATCAAGTTTATTGAGATGGGGGATATTTCAGCCAAAGATGAGTTTGCGAGCGTGAAGAACATCAGCGCCCAGGACATTCTGAACGCGCACCGCTTCCCGGCCGGGCTGGCGGGTATCGTTCCGCAGAACACTGCCGGACTGGGCGACCCGGAGAAGGTTGAACGCACCTACAAAAAGAATGAAATTCTGCCCATTCAGCGCCGCCTGGCGATGGCCATCAACAGCGATCCGGAAATCCCGCGCCACCTACATCTGAATTTTGCAATGGAAACAACGGAGAAGGGTGCAGCATGAGACAAAAAAGGCTAAAATCCAGGCATTATTTAACAGCTGGAGAGCGGAATATGAGAGTCCTGAAGATTGAATGCCCAGAATGTGGCTCAAAGGCTGTGATTCGCAAGACCAACCGGAAACACCGCCAGATTGCAGATATTTACTGCGCCTGTGCTGATGTGGAGTGTGGGCACACCTTTGTTATGAATTTGACGTTTTCCCACACCCTCAGCCCCAGCGCTAAAACGGGTGACGCGCTTGTGCAAACATTGCTCAAAAACCTGTCACCCGATCAGAAACAAATGGCTCTGGATTTATTGAAGGCCGCACCCGCAGCCTGAAACGCCCCCGCTCTGGGGGTTTTTTATTTCCCCCCTGACCACACATCGCATTTCTTCAGCAATCTCACCGATCCATGTTAAGGCAATAGTTTTTTCTTTCGAGCTCATCTCACTTGCATGGGCTATTTTTGCCAGCAGTTCGATACGCTCCAGCTTTGCTGATGCCTCTAAGATATCCATGCAGCCTCCACAAAATCACAAAATACTGTATAACCATACAGTACACCTAAAAGCACGATATGTGAAATAATTATTCATGCAAGCAATGATTTAAATATTAAATATCACACACTTACAGGCTATCACTGCCAGCCTGGCCATTGTTCATCTTCCGGATTATTCCGCTTCTCCTGCAACCGACCCTCTCTGTAAATCAGGGCAGAACGGCCAAATTTAAGACCACTCCCGCGCCTCAGAATGTCGATTTCGTCATCCGTTCCGGCAAAACCTCGCTGGTTCAGTTCCAGTTTTAACCGTCTCCGGGCTCCCCCCTCCGTACAGTTATTGACAGAACTCCAAGGGGCGGCGTTGCCGCCAGAAAAACCCGCCTCCGCTGGCGCTTCGGCCAACTTCGCAACCTTCTGCCACTTGATCAGACGGGTGCAAACTTCGGAATCAGGAATTAAAGGCGAATAGATACCCTGCACGCGCTGAATATCTTCGGCGTACTCGTTACCCTGCTCTGTGATTTCATACGCCAGACGAACAACCAGATCACGACGCGCAACCAGTGCGCCTCCCTGCAACTGGGTATAGGCAGCCCAGTCCCCAACATCTGCCGCCGCCAGCACCGCATCCATGCGGCTATCAGTCAGGCGTTGATCGCCCAGGCGGCGCAGCTCCCGCCAGACAGTCACTGGCGCACCACCAATTTGCTGAAACTGACGAATACGCCAGCGGGATGCCCAGGCCGATACAGATTTGGCCATATCACGCAGGTTTTCCCCGGTTTCTTCATCCTGTTCGCCATCAAGCGCAAAACCGTCGATATTTTTTGAAATGTATTTAGCGATATAGCCCGTGGCTGACCCTTTAGCGGGATCGATAGGCTCAACGTGAAAACGCGCCTTAAGCGCGTTGGATGTCTGAAGCTCTTCTGAATCGGCAATTCTGGCGTGATAGCAAAGAATATCCCGCACCGCCTCAACGTCATGCGGGCGCATGAACAGCAGCATATGCCAGTGCGGTGTCCCGTCGTGGTGAGGCTCCACCACGCGAAAACCATAAACATGAATACCGGCACGGGAGATCGCCGCGCGTGCTTTTGCCCAGACGTTGCATAAATAACGCTGCGTGTCCCGTGGGCTCAATCCGTTCCACTGAGACACAAAGCCGCCCTTACTGTGTACAGCGTGAAAACGTGAAGGCGCAGTAATTGTGTAAAACTCACCAGCCAGCCCCTGTTCATTGGCGATATCTTCAAACCCACGCATCCGCACCATCAGTTCACAGCGACGAATGGCCGGGTTAGCAACGCTGCGGTGTACCATGCTGTCCAGCGCAATGCGGTTACCCTCTTCGTCCATCAGATCAAACTTTTTGAAGAACTCCAGATTTCGTTTCTTCTGTTCCAACCATTCGCCCAAGGTTTTACGTGATACGTAGGCGCTGGCAGATTTCTGCACCTGGCCAACGGCGATGGCCAGATGTTCACGTTGCAGATCACGGGCACGCTTCAGGCGCTGATACCACCATTCCGGTGCCATGAGACGCAAAATACCGGACTCCGCCTTTCGGGTTTCCAGGTGGCCTTCGTTGGCTTCATGCTCTGCCCAGTACGGCGGCTGATTGTTCAGCATGAGGGAAAGCGAACAAAGGTTGCGGTAAGCCGCCAGCGTGCGCTGGCGCATTTCCCTTTCGTCTTTTGGTTTGCCCTTCAGCGTGTCGGTGAAGTCATAAAACATCTGAGCTATCCAGCCAGATATCTGGCCAGACAGCTTTTTGAGATCGGTACGGTCAAGCGACGGCAAGCGCTGCAATGACTTTCCGAATGGGAGATCGCTTACATCAGCGGCCATCTGGTAACGCGCAGCCACTTTCCGCAGACGTGGCAATACATTCTCACCGATAGTTTTGCGCAGGAATGTATTGGCACGGCGGCGGCCGTCACGGCCAGCAAACAGCTTTTCGTAACGGTTGCCAAAATACCCAGCTAACCAGTCGGGTATCTCGTGAAGGTACTGTGAACGCCATTCGTAGTCCTGTGGGTTGACTGCCCACAAACGGCGCTCAGTGATCGTCGCGTTCGCTGGCGTTCCGGGTGCAAAGGTATCACGCCGCCAGGAATCGACGGCGTGATGTTGGCCACTAGCAACGAGCGTCATGCGCGAGCCTTTGCAACGGATTCAGGCGTGGATTTCAAAATCAGCTCTGCGGCAGATTTCTGACTTGCAGCTGCGGCACCAACACTGCGGGGCGCGTTGACTTTCACCGCCTCAAATCCAGCGTACAGGTAATGCACCATTTCCAGATCGCTGTTTGACGCAACGATACTCACGCCCTTTTCAGCAAGACGGCGCAGCTTTCTGGCCAGTCGCCCCTGATCAAGATGTGAAAAGCCGTTTTCTGTGTATGAGGTGAAATTTCCTGATTCTGTCAGGTATGGCGGATCGCAATAGACCACATCCCCGGCACGAACCAGCGCAAGCGTTTCGGAGTAATGCGCGGTGATGAACGTTGCACGCTTTGCCTTTTCAGCAAATGCGCGGACTTCTTTAAGTGGGAAATAGTTTTTCTTGTACTTCCCGAATGGGACATTGAACTGGCCACGGCGGTTGTAACGGCAAAGCCCGTTAAAGCAGTGGCGGTTCAGGTACATGAAACGGGCAGCGGCTTCAACGCTTTCCGCTCCATGCCCCTTTCCGGACAAATTGAACGCGTCCCGGACGGCATAGTAAAAAATAGCGCGGCTCTCCTGTTCACCCAACGCCCCGGCAGAAAACAGGGTTTCAAGCTCCACAAGAAACGCGTCGGTATGGTAGGCCATCACCTTATACAGATTGACTAAATCCGGGTTCAGGTCAGCGATCAGGTATTCGTCATATTCCGTATTCATCATGACGGCGCATGAACCCGCGAAAGGTTCGACCAGGCGTTTCCCTTCCGGCAGATGGCCACGCAGCTGCGGCATCAGGCGGACTTTGCTGCCCACCCATTTGAGCGGGGTTTTTACTGCCATGCTGCACCGCCTTTACTGCAAATGGCCGCAGCCTCTTCACGGATCAGCTCAACGATTTCAGCAGCGCTTAAACCTTCGTTAGCGGCATACGCGGCCAGCTTATCTAGGCGTGCAGAACACAGATCGGCGGAGGCCGCTTTACCTTCCTCAGTAGCTTTTGCCAGCATTGCCAGCAGGTCAGTACCGGATTGGTTGACGGGTAAAAACATGCGCGCTGTTTGCATTTTGGTTTCCTCAGGGCAAAAAGAATCCCCGGCCACCACAGGGATGGCCAAAAATTCAGGCAGTTAATTAGTGGAAAGAGACGGTAACGGGCGCGGCTGAGTAGCTCGGCGCGGGTATCTGGTGCAGCTCGTAGGTATTGCGCCACCACTCCTGGATCAGCGCTTTGACTTCCCCAGCGCCCAATGACCCGGCGATGTAATACATGGAACGAATACTGGCCAGCGCTTCAACCTGCTGGTACTGGCTTTCCGCTTCACGATAGACGCAGCACCAGTACGCAACATTCACGGCCAGCCAGTGGCGTTTGTTTGTCATGTGCTCGGTGTCGTTAAAGAAAAACGGATGTAAGGCCACACGGCCATTTCTAACGGTGCTCTTCTCAAGAAAGAGAATGGCGTAATTGTGTGGAACACCCCACGCAGCCAGCTCCTGTCCCAGTTCTTTGGCGTTTACAGAGATAATGGACATTAATGATTCTCCTGCTGTTGCATCTTATGAACGATATGAGGCGCGATAATCATCTGCACGCCATTACTGCTGTGGATCGGATGTGCCTTTTTCACCTGGCGGTTAGCGCTGCGCTTTGAAAAATCGCTGTCGCTCAGACTCCCGAACCCTTCAAACGTCAGACGCGCCCTGGATATGCCCTGGCGCAGCTGAATCATTGCCCGGTAGTCCAGGCGTTCGAATAACTCTGACCAGTAGCATTTGCTCAGATGGGCTTTGAAAACGTCCATTCCGGAAGCTACTGCGGCCGCATGTAAAACAACCCCGCGCCATTCTGGTGTTAATTTGTCCCACCATTCGGCGGCTTCGCTTTTCTCACTCCAGTATTTACGGCGGATATTCCCAAGCCACTTCAGGCCAATTTCCTGCTGCTTTTCGCTAATGGCCATAACGCCCCCTGATAATCCCGAACAAACGAAACCACCATGGACGACGAGACGAGTGGGCATTGAATTTGTACTGGTGGCCAGGGTTCCAGCGCTGGCCATTTGGCAGTTCAAGCCAACCAGTTGATCCGCTGGCCAGCTGCATGGCCGGAGATTCTTTTTTCAGATAGGTAACGAATGCTTTCATGGTTATCCCTCACATCATGCTGCTGGCGCTGGTAGTCACAATATCGACGGCAGCAGCAAGAACCGGCGCAGACTGGAGGCGGCTTTCAACGGTGTAAGCCAGAACGGAAAGGGAACGGATTGCATCACGGGCACGATCAAGAATTTGTGTGCGGCGTGCGGCGGTCATGTGCTCAGTTGAAACGGCTTCCCCAGCGATCGCACCCACGTTTGCAGTGGCGCTTAATGTGCAAAACTGCATGTTCGCTTCAGTGGCGTTATTGACCGGAACGGACGGAAGGCAGTTAATCTGCCCCAGCATCCCATCCAGTAAACGCGCATCTTCGGTGTAATCGGTAATAGCCAGTAGCTCGTCACAGGTCAGGCGATGCGGTTGAATCGGGTTCAACTTATTGCGCAGGATCTGTGGACGCATACCAACGGCAGCGGCGACATCCTCCAGATTGTGCGACAGCGCAAACGCTCGGCAAGCTGCATCAAAATGAGCATGTTTAGAAGTCTGATAATCAAACATTGTTAGCTCTCCCCTAATCCGTAGGATGGATTACGCATTAAGCGAAATATTGCATTCGCTTAACGCTTCAACGGTGAGAGCAGCCATGTTGATTTCAACACGACCCCGCGGCTTGTCTCCTTTACCGCGAATAGGAAGGCGACCATCACGGATCATATCCCGTGCTGTGCTCGTGGCTGTTCCAGTTAGGCGGCAATACTCATCTAAGGGCAGATATGGTGTGGGGATGGTGATTGTAATGTTAGGACGCATAAGGCAAACTCCCGTATTCGGTTGAATGCGGCAACATTCAACAATATTCGTAAAAAGCTACAACGGGATGAATGCTATCTCGTAAAAAAGAACTTTGCAACACGCAGGTTGTAAAAAGCGAGAGACTAAAACATGTCAAAGTTTCCTTTTGCACAATCCGGAAACAGTGCCGAAGTGCTGGATCGCATAATTGATGCTTACGGATTTGGCTCCAAACTAGCGTTAGCAGACCATTTCAAAATGGCCTCAAGCAGCCTTTCTGGGCGATATCGCCGTGATAACTTCCCTGCTGATATGGTCGTCCAGTGCTGCGCTGAAACTGGCGTATCACTTGAATGGCTGGCCACAGGGCAGGGTAAAAAGTTTGACGACGAGCAGTTAGACATCATGAAGTTTCCGAAGAAGAAACTTGTAGATGGTCAGCTTTATAACTCTGGCTTTGTCATGTTTGATAAAGTTTTCTTTAAAGCCGGGAACCCACTCCCTTCGGACCCTATCTGTGTGCAGGATGAAAAGGCGCAATACATCCTCGATCAGAAATTCGCAGAAGTATTTGATGGCGAATGGCTGATTAATGTTGAAGGCAAATCCAGCATTAGAACGCTGACCCGCATCCCGGTAAAAAAGGTTCGTGTAAGCGGGGTAGGTATGGCTTTTGACTGTGGGCTGGAAGATATAGAAATTATCGGCCGCGTGGTCATGACGATTACAAACGCATAATGAGCATCAGGAAACAACCGGACGGGAAATGGTTGCTGGACTTTTACCCGGAGGGAAAACCTAAGGGAAAAGCCAGCAAACGCATTCGCAAGACGTTCTCCACTAAAGGCGAGGCGATTGCTTACCAAAATCACATCATGGAAAACGTCCACGTTAAACCCTGGCTGGACGGAAAAGAGGATCGCCGTAAATTGCGCGACCTTGTAAACCAGTGGTTTGATGAACACGGCGTTACGCTGGACGATGGCGAAAAGCGCAAATCAACAATGGAATTTGCCTGTGAGAGCATGGGGGATCCACTCGCTCATGAATTCGACGCAACCATGTTTTCCCTGTATCGGAAAAAGCGCCTTTCTGGTGAGATATCCCGGACATCTCGCGTCAAACAAGTTTCCCCCAGAACGATGAATCTTGAGCTGGCCTACTTCCGCGCGGTGTTTAATGAGCTAAAGCGACTGGGGCACTGGAAGCTTGATAATCCGCTAATAAATGTTCGCGCTTTCAAATCAGAGGAAGCCGAACTGGCATACCTTGAACAGGAAGAGATTACGCGACTTTTAGAAGAGTGCATGAAAAGCCGTAACGACAGCACATACTGGGTAGCATGCCTTTGCTTGGTAACTGGCGCACGCTGGGATGAAGCTGAATCAGTAACCACAAAACAAATAAAAAACCTGAAGGTCAGCTTTTTCAAAACGAAAGGGAACAGAAACAGGACTGTGCCGATCAGCCAGGAATTTTATGACGCACTACCAAAACCGGCAAAATCCGGGCGATTCTTCAAATCTTGTTATTCAGCATTTAGGAAAGCAGTAGAACGAGCTGAACTCAACCTGCCGGATGGCCAGCTTTCGCATGTTTTACGCCATACCTTTGCCAGTCATTTTATGATGAACGGAGGAAATATACTGGTGCTTAAAGATATTCTCGGCCATACGGATATAAAAATGACAATGCGTTATGCACATTTTGCACCCAGCCATTTAGTTGAGGCTGTGCAACTCAATCCTCTGGAGTACAAAAAATGAGCTATTCCGATACCGTTGCAACTCTAAGCTTTGTGATTTCCTGCGCAGCTTTTGCTATGCCCTATTACCGTGACCACAGAGCCAAACAAAAAGAAAGAAGAAAAGAATTATTGGAAATTTTTACACGTACAAAATGGTCGAACGAAGGTGATGTATTTACAACTCCGAAAGCGCATTACACACTGGATTTAAAAAAAGCAGGCGGACTTTCTAATGTCTACGGAACTCTATGGATCAACGTAGACCAGTCATATTATGAATTTAGCGGCGAAATTAATTCAAAAGGTGTTCTGAAAACTAAATTGAGAATCCCAGTCGGAAAATGGGGGGCTAACATCGCAAAAGCTAAATTTATCTATTCTGAAGATACAGGTGAAATTACGTACAAATTTGATGGCTTTATAGACAACAAAGATATGGCTTCAGAAAATGATGTATTAGACACGGTTCAGAATCTTTGGCGAGCACCTACTTCATAA